GTTAAAGCTGATCAATGGCACGTGGTCGAATTTCCGGCGCTCTTGGACCAAGGACCAGTGTGGCCTGAGTATTGGAAACAAGATGAATTAGAAAAGGTCAAAGCAACTTTACCCGTTGCTAAATGGAACGCACAGTGGATGCAACAACCAACTTCTGAAGAAGGTGCAATATTAAAACGAGAATGGTGGCGAACTTACACCGGTGAAGAGATACCACAATTACATCATGTCATACAATCTTATGATACAGCTTTCTTAAAAAAAGAAACAGCAGACTATTCAGCTATCACCACATGGGGTATATTCTATCCCAGTGAGGATGAAGGGGCTAATCTCATACTGCTCGATGCCATCAAAGGTAGATACGAGTTCCCTGAATTACGGAGATTGGCCCTTGAACAATATAAATACTGGATGCCAGAAACCGTCATTGTCGAGGCAAAAGCATCCGGTTTACCTCTAACATACGAGTTGAGGAAGATGGATATACCCGTTGTGAACTTCAGTCCGTCAAAAGGAAATGATAAGCATGCACGTGTAAATGCTGTTGCACCTTTGTTTGAATCTGGTATTGTATGGGCTCCTGATCAGAAATTTGCAGAGGAAGTCATTGAAGAATGCGCTGCGTTTCCGTTTGGGGATCATGACGACTTGGTTGATAGTACAACTCAAGCGATTATGCGATTCAGACAGGGCGGTCTGATCGGACACCCTGAAGACTACATCGACGAAAAAGTCGAAAAAATTAAAAGGAATTATTACTAATGGCAGCAAAAGTTATTACAAATTTTGTAGCAAAACTACTTTTTAAACAAAAAGGAGCTATTGCAAATAATAAAGCTGTAGAATTTTCTGCAAAAGATATAGAGAAAAGATTAAGAAATTTTAATGTTGATCCAAACGCTATCAAAAGTGAGGGTGAATTAAATCAAGTATTATCTTTTATTAAACAAGCTGAAGACCAAGCATTTACTGATAGGTTTGGTAGTATGTTACAAGGTAGTAGGTTTGGTAAATCAGGAGATGTCGTTGACATGACTGGTAAAAAACTTGATCCAAACAAAGGCATCATGGGTGGCACACAAACAACTGAAGAAACTATAAAAGAAAATTTAATGAAAACAGATAATCCATTTTCAGAATTAGTAAAAGCCACTGAAAAAGGACCTAAGAGTCTAGCAGATAGATTACCTGACATAGATAAATCTTTACGAGGTAAAAGAGTCCCAACAACTTTTTCAGAAGATATAGAAAGACAATATGGTCTTACACTTCAAGGTGATGAAACTATTCAAGAAGTTATAGACATGATTAGTGATATTAATAAAAATAAAAAAGATTTTGCAACAGGTGGACGTGCAGGGTTTTCAAAAGGAAAGATTGTAAAAGAAGGATTAGCAAAATTAGCACAATTATTTAAAAAAGAAAAACCTAAAGGTGATAAAATTTATGGAGTGGGTGGAGAAGAAATTGATGTTGCTGATTTAAAGAAATCACTTGGATTAGATGAGGCTACTCAAAAAAAAGACATGGAAAATTTAGAAAAAAAATTACAAATGATTATTGGTAGAGATAGAACAAAACATGCAACAGGTGGACGTGCAGGGTTTGCCATGGGTCTTGGTCCAAGATTTATTAAATTTTTAAATGAAACTAATCCCATTGAAGCTTATAAAAAATATCTACAAAGCGTTAAGAAGAGAGCACAAGAAGGTGATGTAAAATCATTAGCACCTGAACTTGGTGCAGTTACAGCTACTGGTATACTTGTTAATAGACGTATGAAAGATGTTTTAGAAAATATGAAGAATCAAGACATGGAAAACAATTTAGAAAATTTTAAAAAAGAATTAGATGCAGATCCTTTTTACAAAGAGTATCCAGAAATTAAAGATAAAGTATTAGAGAATTATACAGAAACAATGTTTGGTGAGAAAAAAGCACAAGGTGGACGTGCGGGATTTGCAAATGGGAGTGAAGATAGTGGAGCACCAAGTATAACATTAGACGCCAAGGGTAGTAGATCTGGCAGACAACAAATTAAAGATGCACCAGCAGGTATTACTAGCGACGAAGAAACGTTTAAGGCTATTCTAAAAGCAGACATACCAATATCTGAAAAAATAGATGTATTATCAAAATTACAATACGGTAAATCTAGAAATAGAATAGAAGCAGGTGGTCAAGAAATATTTTTAGATGAAGGTGGATTTAAAAGTAGAGACATTGGATTAGGTTTTAATAAAGAATCTTTGCTTGAAGGTAGTGACAGTGAAGGTATCGGTGGAACTTTAATGTATAATTTAGAAACAGGTGAACCTGAATTTACTGTTGGATATAAGAAAAAATTTAATTTTGCAGGTGGAGGCCGTGCAAATTTTGACGAAGGCGGAATGTCTAGAAGAAAGTTTATGAAAATTATGGGTGGTATAGCAACACTACCTATTCTTGGTAAATATATAAAACCAGCAATGCCACTAATTAAAAAAGGTGCAGAGATTACAGGACCTGCGTTAGATAAAATTGTAGAAACAGTTATGTCTGCAGGAAAACTTATTTCACAAAGTGGTAAAAGATTAAAAGAGTTAACAACTAAGAAAAAATTAAAAGACGTTGAGGTAGAGGAAGATATGATGGATGGACCAAGTTACACTATCAAAACAAAAGATAAAACTATTTATTACAAACCTGGAAAACAAGATGAGATGGGTGTTAGTGATGATATTATAGAAGTTATTGAAGATAAAATAACTAAGAAAGCAGGTGGTGGTATTGCTAGAATGTTAGGAGAATAATGGGTCCGAAAGAATATAAAGATATGATGGATTATCTGACTAGACCACGTATGGCTCAAGGTGGAAGAACAGGATTTAAAGATGGTATGAAAGAAATGGAAGATAAACTTAGAGCAAATTATACCGAAAAAGTTTTAAAAGAACTTGATTCTGGTAAAAAATCAACAGAGATAGAATCTTTTCAAGATTATATAAAAACTCAAAAAGAAGTAGATATGAATCCAGGTAAAAAGAAATTAGATAAATCTATAGCTGATGCTAAAAAATTAATTAAAAATAAAACTAAAGGAACAACTTTATCTGCAAAAATACCAGGTGTAGAAACTTTATTTAAAACAGCAACAAGTATCAAAGATGATGTTAAGAAAGCAAAATATTTAAAAGCTGGTTTTAAAACTTTAGGTATAGCAGCAGCACCTTTAGTTATTTATGACACGTATAAAGCTTTTGAACAAGGTAAACCCATATTAGAGGCATTAGAACAAGGTTTTATTGGAACAGATTTAATCGGTGGTGCAAAAAGAATTGTATCACTTAAGCCCGAAGAAAGAACTGCAAGAAGTGTTGTTAAACAAGATGCGTTAAAAGATTTAAACTTAGACATGCCCATGGGCTTTGGTTTTATTGAAGGTCCAACACCAGATTCAGATTTAACTTTAGAACAAGCAAAAGCAAAAATGGATGCAGGAATACAAAGAGTAAAAGAAGAAGAAGCAAAGAAAAATTTATTAAGATCACAAAATAGAGGTTTTGGAACACCTGTAATGGCTGATCAACTTTTAGCAGGCGGTGGTATAGCTAAACTAGCTGGTGTATCATCAGGACCCCCACCAACATCTGGCCCTAACTCACAAGGGTTGCAAGGTCTAATGAAACGTGGTAGAAAAATATAGGAGTATAAATGGCAGATATAGATAAAGGACTCCCTAACACTCGAACTAAAATTGATATTCCTACAGAAGAGGAAATCAAAGAAGTTAGTGTTGAGGAAGAGATAGTAGATAAACCACCTGTAGAGGTAATACCTGAAGAAGATGGTGGTGCAACTTTAGACTTTGAACCGGGAGCTATAAATATACCGGGAACAGAATCACACTTTGACAACCTAGCAGATATTTTACCAGACGATGTTTTAGAACCAGTTGGTAATGAGATGACTCAAAACTATATGGATTATAAATCCTCTAGAAAAGATTGGGAAAGAGGATACACAGAAGGGCTTGACCTACTAGGATTTAAATACGAAAACAGAACAGAACCTTTTCAAGGAGCATCTGGTGCAACACACCCTGTTCTTGCTGAAGCTGTTACACAGTTCCAAGCACAAGCATACAAAGAATTATTACCAGCAGATGGACCAGTTAGAACACAAGTTATTGGTGCTAAAAACCCACAAACAGAACAACAGGCTAACCGTGTAAAAGATTTCATGAATTATTTAATTATGGATCAAATGCAAGAGTACGAAGCAGAGTTTGATTCCATGTTATTTCATTTACCACTTGCAGGTTCTACATTTAAAAAAGTTTATTACGATGTGCCACTTGGAAGAGCGGTATCAAAATTTGTACCTGCAGATGAACTAGTAGTTCCATATACTGCAACAAGTATTGATGATGCAGAGTCAGTAATACATGTAATTAAAATATCTGAAAACGAATTAAGAAAACAACAAGTATCTGGTTTCTATAGAGATGTAGAACTTGGACCACCAGGTCATGTTGAAAAAAATGATTTAGAGAAAAAAGAACGTGAATTAGATGGCACTAAAAAAACTGGTAAACAAGAACCAGTTTATACTTTGTTGGAGTGTCATGTAAATTTAGACTTAGAAGGTTTCGAAGAAGTTGGTGCCGATGGACAACCAACAGGAATAAAATTGCCCTACATTGTAACTGTAGAAGAAGGCAGCCGAGTAGTGCTCTCCATACGGAGAAACTATGCGCCCAATGATCTAAAGAAAAATAAGATCCAATATTTCGTCCACTTCAAATTTCTGCCAGGACTAGGGTTTTATGGCTTTGGACTCATTCATATGATTGGCGGATTGAGTCGTACGGCAACGGCGGCTCTCCGTCAATTGTTAGACGCAGGAACATTATCTAATTTACCTGCAGGATTTAAACAGAGAGGCGTTAGAGTTAGAGACGAAGCATCACCGATACAACCAGGTGAATTTAAAGATGTAGATGCACCGGGTGGATCATTACGTGATGCGTTCTTTCCATTACCATACAAAGAACCATCTCAAACATTATTACAATTAATGGGTGTAGTTGTTTCAGCAGGTCAAAGGTTCGCGAGTATTGCTGATATGCAAGTGGGTGATGGTAACCAAGCAGCAGCTGTAGGAACAACAGTTGCATTATTAGAACGTGGTTCAAGAGTCATGTCTGCTATTCACAAAAGATGTTATGCAGCTATGAAAGATGAATTTAAATTATTATCAAAAGTAGTTTCACAATATCTACCACCAGAATATCCATACGATGTTGTAGGTGGTGCAAGAAATATTAAACAAACAGATTTTGATGACAGAGTAGATGTAATACCTGTTGCAGATCCAAATATTTTTTCAATGTCGCAAAGAATTACTTTGGCTCAAACACAATTACAAATAGCAACATCAAATCCACAGCTACACAATATGTATCAAATTTACAGAAATATGTATGAAGCGATCGGTGTAAAAAATGTGGATGCAGTATTGCCACCACCAGCACCAACTGCACCAATGGACCCGAGTCAAGAACATATCATGGCTTTAGCTGGTAAACCTTTTCAAGCTTTTACTGGTCAAGACCACAGAGCGCACATAACTTCACACTTAAATTTTATGTCAACTAACATTGTTAGAAATAATCCTGCAGTTATGGCATCGATACAAAAAAATATTTTAGAACATATTAGTTTGATGGCACAAGAACAAGTAGCACTAGAGTTTAGAGAGCAAATGCAACAGATGATAATGATGCAACAGCAAGCTGCTATGAATCCACAAGTGCAAGCATCGTTACAAGCGCTTACAAATCAAGTCGAAGGTAGAAAAGCAGTGCTAATTGCAGAGATGACAGAGGAATATATGAAGGAAGAGAAGCAAATTACGTCACAATTTGACAATGATCCTCTCTTAAAACTAAAATCTCGTGAAGTTGACCTACGTGCAATGGAAAATGAGCGTAAAAAAGACAATGATGAGGCCCAACAAGACATTGCAAGATCAAGATTAATGCAACAAGGCGATATCGCAGAGGAAAAAATGGATTTAAACGAAAAATTAGCTAAATTAAGAGCTGGAGTCAGCCTTGCAAAGGCCGGAGCACAGCAAGCAACCATAGTCACGGAGGATAATTAATGCCACTTAACAAAAAAGGTAAAAAAATTATGAAATCCATGAAGAAACAGTATGGAAAGAAGAAGGGTGAAAAGATATTCTATGCATCTAAGAACAAAGGTGTTATAAAAGGGGTAAAAAAAGGAGCATAAATGCAAAAACTTGATAAAATTAAAGAAGTTAAAGTTGCAGAGCAGAGTATTGAGGTAGATCCTAGATCTAAGACTACTGCTGATGGCGCTTTTAACTATATTGCTACAGGAAAACCTGAAATGCCAGTTGGCGGTCAGAAAAGAATGTTAGCAGAGAAAAGAAGAAACTCGAAAGCGTACTAATGGCTTGGTTCAGTTTAGCAAAAATTGCTTTGCAAGCTGGTGGTAAGATATACGCTAATCGTCAAAAGACGAAAATGGCTATGTCAGACGCCCAACTCATGCATGCCGAAAAAATGGCTCGGGGTGAGGAGGCTTACCAGGGTAAATTACTAGAGGCTAGACAAAACGACTATAAGGACGAATTTGTTCTCGTAATTATTTCGGCGCCCATCATTGTGTTAATGTGGGCGGTGATGTCAGACGATCCAACCGCGATGGAAAAGGTTAAATTATTCTTTGAATATTTTCAATCACTCCCTTCTTGGTTCACCAACCTCTGGATACTTGTAGTTGCGTCGATTTTTGGTATAAAGGGTACACAAATTTTTAAGAACGGAGGCAAAAAATAATGTCTATATTTAGTTACGTTAAATTAGGGAAAAAAATTTTTGGTAAGCAGAAAACTACCGGGGAGACTATTAATCCTTTTAAAGCCAATAAACAAACTAAAGAATCAAAATCTAAAATTGCAACTGCTAAGTCTAAAGGTAAATTTAAAGGCACTATAGACGCTATTAATAGAGATACATATAAAATAGGAACAGCTTTTAGAAGAATGGGTCAAAAATTAGATAATAAAAAAATTACAGAATCTGGATTTAATAAAGCAAAAGATTTAGCTAAGGGTGGAAGAGTTAATTACAGAACGGGAACTCCAAAACCAAAAACAAATGTTCAAAAA